GCGTTTTGGTATATTATCAAAGTCAGGTGCTGATGCTAAAAAAATGTTTACAGATAAAGTAGTACCAATATCAGTTAACTATCCTTTCTTTTTCAAACCTATACAAGACGGTATGGATCGACCTAAAACAGAACTAGCATATCGCGTGCCAGCTTCTAAATTTACAAGAAGGTCTATAGTATCTACAGATAAACCAGAAGATCTTGCTGGACTTGATACAACTATTGATTGGAAAAACACAGGAGATAACGCTTATGATGGTGAAAAACTAAGATTATTAGTACATGATGAAAGTGGTAAATGGGAAAGACCTAATGATATACAAAACAACTGGCGTGTTACTAAAACAACATTAAGACTAGGTTCTAGAATTATAGGTAAATGCATGATGGGATCAACATCAAACGCTTTAGATAAAGGTGGTAGAAACTTTAAAAAATTATATGATGACTCAGATGTTACAAAAAGAAACGCCAATGGACAAACTCGTTCAGGACTCTATTCTTTGTTCATACCTATGGAATGGAACTACGAGGGATACATTGATTCTTACGGCTATCCTGTCTTCGACACTCCACAAAAGAAAGTGTTTGGACCTCATGGAACGCCAATTAGACTCGGGGTTATCGAGTATTGGGAGAATGAGGTAGAAGGTTTAAAAGAAGATCAAGACGGGTTAAATGAATTTTATAGACAGTTTCCTCGTACAACTAAACATGCGTTTAGAGACGAGTCTAAAATGTCTTTATTTAATCTAACTAAGATTTATCAACAAATAGATTATAATGAAGAAGCAACAGCTGCTTCTGTAGTTACAAGAGGTAATTTTCAATGGGAAAGAGGTATTAAAGATACTAGAGTTATATTTTCACCTAGTAAACAAGGTAGGTTTTATATAACATGGACTCCTCCTATTAATTTACAAAATAGATTTATAATTAAAAATGGTATTAAATATCCAGGCAATGAGCATATGGGTGCTTTTGGTTGTGATAGTTATGATATATCAGGGACAGTAGATGGTAGAGGTTCTAACGGATCTTTACATGGATTAACTAAGTTCAGTATGGAAAATGCTCCTGCTGATCATTTTTTCTTAGAGTATATCGCTCGCCCACAAACTGCTGAAATATTTTTTGAAGATGTACTTATGGCATGTATATTTTATGGTATGCCAATATTAGCAGAAAATAATAAACCTAGATTATTATATCACTTTAAAAGAAGAGGTTATAGAGGATTTAGCATTAACAGACCTGATAAGCTTTATGCTAAATTATCAGTAACAGAAAGAGAGATTGGTGGAATACCTAACTCTAGTCAAGATATCATACAAGCACACGCTGCTGCTATTGAAACGTATATTGAAAATGCTGTAGGGTTTGATGGAGAAAACTATGGAGATGTTTATTTTCAAAGAACATTAGAAGATTGGGCTCAGTTTGATATAACAAGAAGAACAAAGTTTGATGCATCTATTAGTTCAGGACTCGCTATAATGGCTTGTAATAAAAGTAGATATGCTCCAGTAAATAGAATAAAGAGACAACCAGTAGATATTGGTATAAAGAAATATGATAATAAAGGTTTATTATCTAAAATAATCAAGTAAATGAATACATACGCAAATCCAAATAGTGCCTTTCCAAGCCAAACTGTGCCAGACGCTGAAAAATCTTCCTTAGAATATGGAAGAAAGGTTGCGCAAGCTATTGAAAGCGAATGGTGGAGACAAGGTGGTAACGGAACTAGATTTGCTACTACTTATAATAGATTTCATAGTTTAAGATTATATGCAAGAGGAGAGCAACCAGTTCAAAAATACAAAGACGAATTAGCTATCAATGGTGATATGTCTTATTTAAATTTAGACTGGAAACCAGTTCCTGTTGTGTCTAAGTTTGTAGATATAGTTGCAAACGGTATGAATAATAAGCTTTATGAAATAAAAGCTTTTGCTCAAGATCCAGTATCATTAAAGAAAAGAACTGATTATGCTAACTCTATATTGCAAGACATGAGAGCAAAGCCATACTTAACAAACATGAAAAATACGTTAGGTATAAATCAATTTAATGCAGAAGATCCTAACACTATACCTGAGTCAGAAGACGAACTTGATTTACATATGCAACTTAGCTATAAACAATCAATTGAAATAGCTGAAGAAGAAGTAATAAATAGTACTTTAAAAAAGAACAGGTTTGATAATATAAGAAAAAGATTTAATTATGATCTTGTAACTATAGGTATCGGAGCTGCTAAAGCTAATTGGAACAAAGCAAACGGAGTAACATTAGACTATGTTGATCCTTCTGATTTAATATATTCTTATACAGAAGACCCAAACTTTGAAGATATATACTACGTTGGTGAAGTTAAAAATTTAACTATACCAGAAATAGCAAAACAATTTCCTCAACTAACAGAAGAAGAACTAAAAAGCATCCAACAAACTAGAGGTTATCAAAGAGAACAATTGTATGGTTGGAATGGTTATGATCAAAATACTGTACAGGTTTTATTTTTTGAATACAAAACTTATAACGAACAAGTATTTAAAATAAAAGAAACAGAACAAGGTTTAGAAAAAGCATTAGAAAAACCAGATACATTTAACCCTCCTAAAAATGATAGTTTTAGTAGAGTAAGTAGAAAAATAGAAGTACTATACAAAGGTGTTAAGATATTAGGTAACAATGAACTTATAGAGTGGAGACTAGCAGAAAACATGACAAGACCTTTTGCTGATACTACTAAAGTTGAAATGAGTTATACTATATGTGCACCAAGAATGTATAAAGGTAAAATAGAATCATTAGTTAGTAAGATAACAGGTTTTGCAGATATGATTCAATTAACACATTTAAAGCTACAACAAGTTATGTCTAGAATAGTGCCAGACGGTGTGTTCTTAGATATGGATGGTTTAGCTGAGGTTGATTTAGGTAATGGCACAAACTATAACCCAGCAGAAGCATTGAACATGTATTTTCAAACAGGTTCTATTGTTGGTAGATCATTAACGCAAGAAGGTCAAATGAACGCTGGTAAAGTTCCTATACAAGAACTAGCAACTTCTAGTGGTCAAGCAAAGATAGGTAGTTTAATACAAACTTATCAGTATTATTTACAAATGATACGTGATGTGACCGGGCTTAATGAAGCTCGTGATGGTAGTGCTCCAGAAAAAGATACTTTAGTTGGATTACAAAAAATGGCAGTTAATGCTTCTAACACAGCTACAAGACATTTGATGCAAGGCAGCTTGTGGTTAACACTTAGAACATGTGAAAATATTTCTTTAAAAATAGCTGATTCATTAAACTTTCCACTTACTTTAAATTCGTTAAAAAATTCTATATCTACTTATAATGTAGCTACGTTGTCTGAAATACAAAATTTAAATAACCATGACTTTGGTATATTTTTAGAGCTTGAACCAGACGAAGAAGAAAAAGCAGTGTTAGAGCAAAACATACAAATGTCTATACAGCAAGGTGGTATTGATTTAGAAGACGCTATTGATATTAGAAGAATAAAAAATCTTAAACTTGCTAATGATGTTTTAAAACAAAAACGCAAAAAGAAACAAAAAGAAGATCAAGCTAACCAACAAGCTATGATCAAATCTCAAGCTGATGCTAACGCAGAGGCTTCTGAAAGAGCTGCACAAGCAGAAATGCAAAAAGCGCAAGCGTTAACAGAAAGCACAGTTCAATTAGAACAAGCTAAATCTCAAATGGAGATACAAAGATTACAAACAGCTTCTCAAATCAAACAACAAGAGATGCAAATACAGTTTGAATACGATATGCAATTAAAGCAAGCTGAATTACAAGCTATGAAAGAAAAAGAAGCTTTAATAGAAGATCGCAAAGACAAAAGAATCAAAATGGAAGGTAACCAACAAAGTCAAATGATTGATCAAAGAAACAATGATTTGATGCCTATAGATTTTGAAAAACAAGGTACAGTATAAGTATCAATTAATTAATTTTATATTATCATATTATGTCAGAAACAAAAGAAACAAAGCCTGAGGTGACTAAACCAGTTGCTTCAGAAGGCGGGGAAATGAAAATGAAATCAAAACCTAAGCCAAAACAATTTAAAGCTACAAAAGAAGAGCCAGTTAAAATTGATCTTTCAAAAGTAGATACTTCGCTAGAAGCTAACGCTAAAGTTGAAGCACCTATAAAAGTAGACTTAACAGAGAAAAAAGAAGAAACAGATGCCATTCAAATCGGAGAAACAGAGACGGTGGATGTGGGCGAACAAGCCGGAGATGGCAAGATCGTGGACATTGGAGGAACAACAACCGTTGAAAAGCCCAGCTCGCCTATTGAAGAAGTTACCGAGGTGGAAAAAAAGCAAGTACAAGAACCAGTAGCACAACCTAAACAAGTTCAACTACCTGAAAACATAGAAAAGTTAATTGACTTCATGAAAGACACAGGTGGTACAGTTCAAGACTATGCTAGATTAAATGCAGATTATTCAAACGTTAATGAAGATGCATTATTAAAAGAATATTATAAAAAAGCTAAACCACATTTAGACGCAGAAGAGGTTAATTTTGTGTTGGAAGAAGCATTTAGTTTTGACACAGATATTGATGAAGAGCGAGACATCAAAAAGAAAAAACTCGCTAAGAAGGAAGCTGTTGTAGAAGCACGTGAATTTTTAGAAGACTTGAAAAAAGAATATTACGACGAGATCAAGATGAGACCGGGCGTAAATCAAGAACAACAAAAAGCCATGGATTTTTTCAACCGTTACAACGACGAACAACAATTAGCTACGCAAAAGCATGAGCAATTTATTGACAACACTAAACAGTTTTTTACCGATGATTTCAAAGGTTTTGATTTCGAAGTTGGTGAAAAAAGATTTAGATACGGCGTCAAAGATCCAAATGCGGTTGCAGAAAATCAGTCAAATTTAAATAACTTTGTCGGGAAGTTCCTAGACACAGAAGGTAATGTTAAAGATACGAAAGGTTATCACAAAGCTATGTACGCTGCTCAAAATATAGACAAAATAGTAAATCATTTTTACGAGCAAGGGAAAACAGATGGTATTAAAAATGTAGTTGAAGGATCTAAAAATCCATCAACAGCAGTGCGTCAAGAAGGCACACAAGACATATTTATCGGTGGACTTAAAGTTCGAGCTATAGACGGGGTAAGTAGTTCAAAACTGAAAATTAAAAAAAGTAAATTTAACAATTAAAAACTAAAAAAAATGGGTGTATTAAGTCCTCAATTGGGAAGTATAGTACCTTCATCCGTACAAGCAACTTTAACAAGTAACTACTTGAATTTTGCTAACGGAGGTGGAAACGACTTCGCACAACAATATCTACCAGAAATTTATGAAGCTGAGGTAGAGCGTTATGGAAACAGAACGTTAGCTGGCTTTTTAAGAATGGTTGGCGCTGAGATGCCAATGATGTCTGATCAAGTAGTTTGGTCAGAACAAAACAGATTACATATTTCTTACGAAAACGTACAATGTCAAGTTGTAGGTGGAGCACAAGTAGGTAACAGATTAACAATTCCTGTAACAGCTGGAGCAAACACAAATATTAGAAATGTAATATTTCCAAATATGACAGTTGTAATTATGGATCCTGCAAACCCTGCTTTTACAGTAAAAGCTATTGTTACTCAATCAGGAGCTACTGGTCTTGGTGGTCTTGCTGCAGGTGTTTTTGATGTAATTCCTTACACAAGGGTTAACGTTAACACGACAGCTGCTGTATTAACTGGATTAAAAGTTTTTGTATATGGTTCTGAATTTGAAAAAGGATCTACATTAGGAAATCCAGCACAAGGACAAGGTCAATCTATTGAGCCTCAATTATCAGTATTTTCTAACAAACCAATCATTATCAGAAACAGATACGCTGTAAGTGGATCTGACACTGCTCAAATCGGTTGGGTTGAAGTAGCTGCTGAAGACGGAACTTCTGGATACTTATGGTATTTAAAAGCTGAAGGTGAAACTAGATTACGTTTCGAAGATTACTTAGAAATGAGTATGATTGAAGGTGAATTAGCTAATGCTGCACAAGCAACTGCTATCGCTGGTAGTGCATTACTTAACTTTCCTGCTGCTGCTGCTGCACCGGCTGGAACTATAGGTACTGAAGGTTTATTTGCTGCTATCAACAATGGTGGTAATGTACTTTCTGGTTACGCTGGATCATTACAAGACTTTGATGCTGTACTAGAGAATTTAGATTCTCAAGGAGCTATTGAAGAAAACATGCTTTTCTTAGACAGAAAAACTGAGTTATTATTTGATAACATGTTAGCACAACAAAACTCTTACGGAGCTGGAGGTACATCTTACGGTGTATTTGAAAACTCTGAAGATATGGCGCTTAACTTAGGTTTCTCTGGATTCAGAAGAGGTTCTTATGATTTCTATAAGACTTCATGGAAATATTTAAACGACGCGTCAACAAGAGGTGGTTCTGCTAACTTTGTTAACGGTGACAACATTGATGGTGTATTAGTTCCTGCTGGAACTTCTACAGTATACGATCAGTTACTTGGAACAAACATCAGACGTC